ACTTCAACCCCTATAACGACTACCGGGGCTTATCCCCCCTGCAGGCAGCCCGGGCCGGGGTGGAGCAGGACTACTGGGCCGGGCGTTACAACCTGGCCTTTTTCCAGAACTCAGCCCAGCCCGGCGGGGTGTTGGAAACCTCCGGTAACCTTACTGATGAAGAATATCAGCGCATCCTGGCCCAATGGCAGGACCGGCATGCCGGGGCCTCCAAGGCCCATACCATAGCCCTTCTGGAGGGCGGGCTGACTTACAAGCAGACCGGCCTGTCCCAGAAGGACATGGACTTCCTGGAGCAACGCAAATGGAACCGGGAAGAGATCATGGCGGCCTTCAAGGTGCCGAAGACGGAGCTGGGGCTTTATGAAGATGTGAATTACGCTAGCTCCAAAACCCAGCGCAAACTTTTCTGGGAAACCACCCTCTTCCCCAAGATGGCCCTCATCGAGTATGTGTTGTGGAGCCAATTTCTGCGCTTTATTGAGGGGGGCCGCATCTGGGCGGAATTTGATTATGCCAGTATCAATGCCCTTCAGGAAGACCGCCGGGAATTGGTGGAGTCAGCCCAGAAGCTCTGGTCTATGGGAGTCCCCCTCAATGTGGTCAATGAATATCTCGGCCTTGGGCTTCCCAAGATAGCCGGGGGCGAAGTGGGATACCTGCCTTTCAACCTGGCCCCGGTGGGGCAGGCTGCCACGCCGCCTGAGAAGGCCATCATAGACCTCCCTCCTGCCAATCCCCCTCTTCTCCTCAAAGGATTTGACGCTGGGGCCTACTGGAAGGCCTACCTTGCCACCCACACCCCACTGGAGCAAATGGTGGAGCGCAAGGTAAGCCGCTATTTTTACGAGCAAAGAAAACGCCAGCTCAGGAAGCTGGAAGAGGTCCTGGGCAAGGGGATCACCAAAGAGGTGGCGGTTGAGGCCCTGCTTTTGGATTTGGAAGAGGAGAACGCTGCCCTGAAAAAGATGTTCTGGCCCCTCTATATCGAGGCCGCCGATAAGGCCGCCAAAGGCCTGCTGGTGGAGTTGGGGGCCGACCCGGACATCTTCACCCTTGTTGACACCCCGGCCATGGCGGCCCTGGAGAACAAGATTATCAAGGTGGTGAGGATCAACGACACGGTGCGCAATCAACTCCGGGATACCCTGATTGAAGGCTTGGGCCAGATGGAGACCACGGCCCAGCTCACAGAGCGGGTTAAAGAGGTTTACAACTTCGCCCAATCCCGGGCCCTCACCATCGCCAGAACCGAGGTGGGCCAGGCCATGGGTATTGGCCGGGATGCGGCCATGGGGCAGATGGGCGTGGAGAAGATCATGTGGGTGACGGCGGGGGATGAACATGTGCGGGCCTCCCATGAAGAACTAAACGGCATGGTGGTTACCCGGGGGGAACAGTTTCCCAATGGCTGTCTTTATCCCTGCGACCCCAATGGGCCGGCTGACGAAACGATTAACTGCCGTTGTCTAGCCAGCCCCCTGGTGGAGTGATGGCAGAGAGGATCGGCATTGCAATAAACCCCCACATCCTGACCCTGCTGTTCAGGGTGGGGGCGGTGATCCGGGGGAAACACGGCTTTGCGGTGCGGCTGGTGGAGGACGGGCTACCTGAGGACTACATCCTGCTGGACTGCGATTACAACCGCGACTGCGGCCAGTTCTGGATGGTGTTCTGTCAGATGGGCGACCCGGTGCCTGGGGAGATCCGCTGGCTGACGCCGGTTTACGAGAAGGAGGGGGAGCATGAAACTGATCCGGAAAAACCTGGATTTTGACATAAAGCAGGTGGGGGTTCCATCTGACCGGGTCCTGGAGTTTATCGGCTCCACGGCTGGGGTGGACCGCTACGGCGACATCATCGAGGTGGAAGGCTGGGAGTTGGACAATTACCTGCAAAACCCGGTCTTTCTATGGGCCCACGATTACAAGCAGCCCCCCATCGGCAAGGCGGTGGCGGTGGAGAAGACCAGCAAAGGGTTGGTGTTCCGCATTAAATTTGCCGAGCCGGAGGTCTATCCCTTTGCGGATACCATTTTCAAGCTTTACCTGGGGGGATATCTCCGGGCCACTTCGGTGGGGTTCAGGGACATAGAGAGGGAACCCATCACCGATAAGGATGGGCGGCATACCGGCTGGCACTATAAAAGACAGGAGCTTTGGGAACTTTCTGCGGTGCCGGTGCCGGCCAACCCGGAAGCCCTGATAATGGCGGTGCAGAAAGGGGTGGTGAGCCCCCAGGAGGTGGAAGAGGTCATGGAGGTCCCCTATGAAGATGAGTCTCCCCACCTGCGGCCCTATCCCAATGAGCACGCCTGCCGGTTGCAAGACCCGGAACAATATGAAGACTTTCGCCGGAAGAATTGCGCTGCTGAGGTGGACGGCAAATGCGTTGACCATATCTATGGCCTGAAAGACGGCAAAACCGAACTCCAGGGGTTGCGTTACCGGCTGGAGGAAGGGTGGACCGAGGCCCAAGCCAGGGCAAATTGCGAAAAACACAACGGCATGTTTGAGCCTGCTGCACCAAAAGAAAAGGAGGGGGAAAAGATGGACGCTGAAATCAAAGGGGTAATCCCCTATAAAGAATATCCCACCGAGCCGGAGGACGCGCCTTGGGACGGTCCGGCGGAGATCAAGGCGGCGGAGGTGGATGACCTGAAGGTCATCTGCACCTGGTTTGACAGCGATAACCCGGATATCAAGTCATCTTACAAACTGCCCCACCACCGGGCCAAGGGCTACAAGGTGGTGTGGCGGGGTGTGGCTGCGGCCATGGCTGCCCTGATGGGAGCCAGGGGCGGGGTGAATATCCCGGAGGCTGACCGTCAGGGTGTTTATAACCACCTGGCCAAGCACTATGCCCAGTTTGACAAAGAGCCGCCGGAGCTTAAGGCTTACACCCCTGTTGACCTGCTCCTGATCGAGATGGGCCTACCGCCGGTTATGGACAAGCTGGCTAATAGCAAGGGGGCTGTTTCCGGTCAGGAAATCTTCCAGCTCCTTCTGGAGCTACTTTCTGCGCTTTATGATTGGCTTTTGGGAGGCAATGTTGGTGGCAAGGCGGGAGAGCTGCCCGAGCCGGTGGCAGCGTTGGTGGCTGACCTCAAAAGCCAGGCAATGGAGATGTTTGCCCAAGGGTCGGCCAAGGCGTTGCATGAGTTTTTCAAAGCTGGAGACGGACCGGTGGTGAAGGCCGGGGCGGTGCTGAGCGCCAAGAACAAGGCGGCTTTGAAACAGGCCCAGGCTCTGATTCAGGAAGTTCTGGACTCGGCTGAACCTGCGGCGGAGAGCAATACCCAGACTGAGCAAAACAAAAGCAATGACATTTACTCCCTGGCGTTGAACCCGGGCACGAAGCCCCATAGGGGGAGACCAGCTGGGGAGGTTGACATACCACAACTCCTGGGCATTGCCCAGAAACTGCATCATCTGGTGAAAGGAGGATAAGAAAATGTCTGCACCCAATGAGGTGACCAAAATCCAGACCCTTCTGGAGGATATACACAAATCCCTATCCTATACCGGGGAAGACGGCAAGGTGATCACCATTGCCGAGGTGTTCAAGACCATGCCGGAGCTGGCGGCCAAACACGCCGAGCTACAGGCCAGGTTGGAGTATCTGGAGAGCCGTATGCGGGAACGCAAATGGGCTAACCTGCCTGGGTTGGAGGACGAGAAGGAAAAGTTCTCCCTGTTCAAGGCGATTTACGCCATCAAAACCGGGGACTGGAGCCAGGCCCAGTTTGAAGCTGAGGTGTTTCGGCAGACCAAAGACATGGCCGCTGGGACTGACAGCTCTGGCGGCTATCTGGTTCCTACCCAGGCTTGGCCAGAGATGATCGAAATGCTCCGGGCCAATGCGGTGGTGCTGCAAATGGGCGGCACCCTCCTGCCTGACCTGATCGGCTCCCCGGTGGAAATCCCCAAACAGACTGGCGGGGCTACGGCCTACTGGGTGGGTGAAAATGAGGCCCTGACCGCCTCTGACCCCACTTTGGGCCAGCTCCAGCTGACCCCCAAATCTGTGGGTTGTCTGGTGAAAATCTCCAACCGGCTGCTCCGTTTGAGCAACCCGTCGGCGGAGCAGATGGTGCGGGCGGATATCGCCCAGGTGGTATCCCTCGCTATCGACCTGGCGGCCCTGCGGGGGTCCGGCACCGGTGGACAGCCTACTGGCATTGCCAACACCTCCGGTATCAATACCAAGGCTTGGGGTAGCAATTCTCCCAATTTCGACCTGTTCTATGACATGGAGTATGAGCTGGCGCTGGACAATGCCCTGCGGGGCAAGCTGGGGTTTGTGTTCCACCCCTGCGTCAAGCGAACCATCTCCAAGCTGAAGGTGGCCCAATACAGCGGCGACACTGGGGGCGAGTATGTCATCCGGCCCATGGATGTCAATGCTCTGACCAGCTACATCGGTTATCCGTTTGCCACCACCACCCA